CTAATCATTCCCCAGGCGGTTCATGTAGGTATCAACCCGGTCGTATTCGATCTGGGTCCATTCCTCCGCATTGCCAAACCCCATGAAAACCCTGTTGCGCTTCGGGCCGATGGCCCGGATCAGAAGCGCTTCCAGGTCGCCAATCGTGGTATTGGTTTCTTCGGTCAGGTCTTCCTTCGTCTCACCCAGCGGCAGCAGGCCGTGTTCGGTCGGGGTTTCATCAATGGGCCGGAAGCCGAACCAGCTGAACCGGTCCCATTTCCCGGCCAGATGATCCTGTGTGTGGTCCTTCAGCCGCTTTCCCAGTCCCTGATTGCGCGTCAGCCCGACATAACCCGGGCCGTAATGGTCATACAGGATGTAGATGCCCTGCTGGTGGCGGAAATCCACAATTTTTATATGGCCCCTATTACTGCCAACCCGCCCCAGCAGGCGGAACCTGTTGTGGTTGCCATTGCCGGGGTGCCAGTCAATCTCGTCCTTTCTCCAGAAAAGACCGTAGCTTGTTACTTTCATTAATCCAGAAACCCTCAAATATCGAAATGGTGCGGCAGGACGCAGCCGTTGGGGCAGGATATTTTGCCAAAGCCGGTAAAACCAGCATCCGCGCCACAGCCCTGACATGATTGCCACCTGCACGGTTTTTACTTACAACCCTGCCATAATGGGGTAGCTTCACTTGCCGGGGCGGGCTGGAAAACCGGGAAACATCCGGCAACCGTAAGAAAGTTTCTGGTAAAGCTTTTTCCACAATGCTTCAGGTAACGCCGCCGTTCCCAAGCAGGGGCGCACCCAAAACCTGTTATTCATTTTTCCGGCATATTGCCTGGGAATACACTCTGCCATTGCCCGGTTTATTTGCTGCCTGCACGATTTTTCCATACAACCCTTCCATAATGGCATAACCACGCAACGGAGGGCGGCGATGCCCGAACCCGCTGGCCCGTCCCCCCGGCGTGGGGCCTACAGCCGCAGGCTGGCCGATGAAATCTGCGCCCGCCTGAGCAATGGCCAGAGCCTGCGCGCCATCTGCACCGACCCTGCCATGCCGCACCGCGCCACGGTGCTGCGCTGGCTGCATGCCAACCCCGAATTCCGCAGCCTGTATGCCCTGGCGCGCGAAGCGGCGGCCGATGCGCTGGCGGAAGAGATCGTGAGCATTGCCGACCGCGCCACCGGGCGTGACGACGTGCCCGCCATAAAACTGCGCATGGAAGCGCGCATGTGGGTGGCCACCCGCCTGCGCCCCACGGTCGAACGGCGCGCCGAACCCGCACCCGCCATTACCATTGCCATAACGCCCGATGACACAGACCTTTAGCCTGACCCCGGACCAGCGCCGCGCCAACCGGCTGCTGGGCAGTGCGGCCACCCATATCCTGCTGCGCGGCGGCGCGCGGTCGGGCAAGACGTTCGTGCTGGTGCGCGCCATGGTCATCCGGGCCTTGCGGGCGGGGGGCACGCGGCACGGCATTTTCCGCCACCGGCTGAACGCGCTGCGTGCCACGGTTGTGGCCGATACGTTTCCCGCCGTCATGCGCGCGTGCTTTCCCACTGTTCCGTGGGCGCTGTCGCGCACCGACTGGACGGTGGAACTGCCCAACGGGTCCAGCATCGTGTTTGGCGGGCTGGATGATGACGAACGCACCGAAAAGATACTCGGGCTGGAATTCGCCACCGTCTACCTGAACGAAGCCAGCCAGATCACCTATGGCGCGCGCAACATGCTGCTGACGCGGCTGGCACAGAAAAGCCCGCTGGCGCTGAAGGAATATGTCGACGCCAATCCCCCCACCACCAGCCACTGGCTGTACCGCGTGTTTGAGGAAGGGGTGGAACCCACATCCGGCACGCCACTGGACCGCGCGCGCCATGCCACCATGCAGCTTAACCCGGCGGGCAACCGCGCCAACCTCTCGGCGGAGTACATGGCCCAGCTTGCGGCCCTGCCCGAGCGGGAACGCAGGCGCTTCATGGAGGGCGAATACCAGCACGCGGTGGATGGCGCGCTGTGGCGGATGGAGGATTTTGCCCGCGCGGCCGCCATCACCCCCGCCACGCGCGGCGCCATTGCCGCGCACATGCGGCGGATTGTGGTGGCGGTGGACCCGTCGGGCTGTTCGGGGCCGGAAGACATGCGATCGGACGAGATCGGCATTGTGGTCTGCGGTGTGGATGCCGCCGGGGCGGGCCATGTCCTGGCTGACCTGTCACGCCGTGACAGCCCGGCGGGCTGGGCGCGCGCGGCATTGCAGGCGCAGGCGGACTGGGGGGCGGAGCGTATTGTGGCCGAGCAGAATTTTGGCGGTGCGCTGGTGGAAGCAACCCTGCGCGGCCTGAACCCCAATGCGGCACTGACCATGGTCAGCGCCAGCCGGGGCAAGGCCGCCCGCGCCGAGCCGGTGGCCGCGCTGTATGAACAGGGGCGGGTGACGCATCACGGCACATTCGCGGCGCTGGAGACGCAGCTATGCCAGTTTTCCGCCAGTGGCTACCATGGCGCGCAGTCTCCCGACCGGGCGGATGCGCTGGTCTGGGCGCTGAGTGACCTCATGCTGGCCGCCCCGCCCGCGGCCCCCGCGCGGTGGGTGCCCACGCGGTTCAACATGGGGCGGTAGGCCTGCGTGAACTGTAAAAGGTTTCTGGGTGCCACCCTTTTTCAGGAAGGCCGTCTTACTGCTGGGGTTTCAGGCCATCACGTCCGCAAAATACCCCGTTACGTCCACCCGCTGCCCCGGCACAACATGCAGCAGCGGTATGCCGACCTGTGCAAAAGCGGCGTTGACCAGCCCGTCACGGTACTGGCGCTCGGGCAGGTCATGGGTGCTGTCATCCAGTTCCACGCCCAGGAGCACATGGCCATCGCCTTCGCGGATGATGAGGAAATCCACGGATTTGGAGGCAATCTTGTAAAACGCCCTGCGGTTGGCATCCGCATCCGGGCCGCGCGGCACGATGAAATCCGCCAGCCTGACCTGCGGGCACACCAGAACGCCCGGCGGCACCTGACCCGTCAGGCTGCGCAGCACCCGGCATTCCCACGCGCTCAGCAGGGGGTGGGGCTGGTACAGCCGCACCGCCCAGCCGTAATCCGCCATGGAAACAGGCACGCTGAACCCCGCATCCACCGGCGCATCCGCCGGGGTGTTCCCCACGGGTTCCATAACGGCATCCGGCACGGGGGCAGGGGGCCTGCGGGGCAGCGTGCGCGGCTCCACCCGCATGGGGCGGCCTGCGGGGCGGGGGCTGACCGGGGCCGGGCCGCGCAGCATGCCGCGCACCCCCCAGCCCAGCACAAGCAGGCCCACGACAACTTCCACCATACCCATCAGCATGGGGGGCGCACGCATTGCATAAGGTTCTCTCCAGTTAACGGGCGGCAGACTGTCTAGACCAGTCCGTACGTTTTTTCACCTATAAAAACAGCAGGTAGAGACAGCCTGCATCCCCTTGCCCACAGCAGCGGAGCATGACAGCATGGACTGGCAGGAACTCAGCCTAACCTACCCGCGCGACCCGGACCTGCCCGTGCGCGCCCACCGCCTGGCGGCACTGGCCCGCGTGCTGGATGGCACGCAGTACGACGCCATTCCCAACCCCTTTGGCCGCGAATATAACGGGGCGGGGGAATACATCCCGCTCTCAGCCCGCAGGCCATCGGTGCGTACCAACATGTGCCGCGCGGTGGTGGATGATGCGGTCTCGCTGCTGTTCGGGGCGTCGCACTGGCCCGGCCTTGTGGCCACCGACCCGCAGCTTCCCGCCATACTGGCGCAACTGGCCGCCGAGACCGCACTCCCCGCCCTGATGATGGAGGCCGCGACCCGCGGGTCCATCGGGTCCAGCGCGGTGCTGGTTGAAGCCGTGGGCCGCCGCCTGCGCGCGCAGGTGCATGATACCCGCTACCTGACCCCGCTATGGGATGGCGCGGGGGATCTAGCCAGCGTGACCGAGTGCTACAAGGTGCGCGGTGCGATGCTGGCCGCACAGGGCTGGCCCATTGGCGCGGATGATGCCGCCAGCGTGTTCTGGTGGCAGCGCGTATGGGACCGGGCGGACTGCCACGTTTACGTGCCGCAGCGTGTGGAGGCCGGGCCGCCCGCGCGCATTGATGCCACCCGCAGCAGCCATCACGGCCTTGGCTTCGTGCCATGGGTGTGGATGGCCAATCTGGCTGCCCCCGGCGTGGTGGATGGCCCGTGCACCTTTGCGCCCGCCATCGATACGGTGATCGAGTGCGATTACCTGCTGTCCCAATCCGGGCGGGGGCTGAAATACAGCGCCGACCCCCGGCTTGTCATCCGCGCGGGGCCGGACCCGTATGCGGACGGCACGCCCGCCAGCAGTGGGGGCGCGGCCAGTGCCCTGACCCTGCCGCTGGATGGCGATGCCAAGCTGCTGGAAATAAACGGTGATGCGGCAGGCGCCATGCGTGACCATTACCGTGAACTGCGCGCCAGCGTGATGGAGCAGATTCACGGCAACCGCGCGCAGGCCGACAGCCTGGCCGCCCCCACATCGGGCCGCGCGATGGAAATGCTCTACCAGCCGCTGCTGTGGCTGACTGACCGCATGCGGCTCTGTTACGGGGAATACGGGCTGCTGGCGCTGTACCGCATGGCCTGCCGCTTTTCCCATGTCCTGGCCGGTGGGCTGTGCATTGGCGGGCAGGATTATGTGGGGCTGGATGCAATGGGCCTTGCGCTGCAATGGCCGCCCTACTTTCCCGGCACCGAGGGCGAGATCGCGCAACTGGCGCAGGGGCTGGGCCAGGCGGTGCAGGGGGGGTTCCTGTCACGCCAGAGTGCCTGCGCCCTGTTTGCCGCGCGCGCGGGCGTGCCCGGCCCGCATGGCGAATGGGCGCGCATCAATACCGGCAGCCAGACCTGATATTCATTATTACGGAGTAACGACATGACCGCCAGCGTGCCCCCGTCCCCCAACCCTGAAACCCTGCGCCGTGAGATGGACGCCCTGCGTGCCGAGCGTGACGCGGCCCTTGCCGCTCGCACCGCGCTGGAGGCCGATCTTGCCCGCGCAACCGAGCAGGCCAGCACCGCGCGCACCCGCGCCAGCCGTGCCGTCATCCGTGCCGAAGCCCGCGCCATGGCCGCCCGCATGGGGGCGGTGGAACCGGCCGATGTGGTGCGGCTGGTGGACCTGTCCACCGTCACCCTGGCCGAGGACGGCACGCCGCAGGGGCTGGACACCGTGATGGAGGCCGCGCGTGAAAGCCGCGCCTACCTGTTCACCCCGCCCCGGCCCGCACCGGGGGCGGCGACCGGCACCACCGCCGCAGGCCCCGCCCCGCGCGCGGGCGACCCCACCCCGTTCGATGCCCGTACGGCAGGTGCGCGCGATGTGAAGGCCGCCGCCAGCGCGGCGGGCCTGCGCTGGCCGGTGGCGACCTAGAACTGTTGCCGATGCGGCATGCCGGGATGGGACAATAATTAATAAATAAAAAGCTTTTGGGGGCCGTCTTTTTTTTAAAAAAGGCGGCATCCTTTGAAGCATCCTGAAAAAATCTTTACCAGCACCTTCCTTATGAAGACCCGTGGGGCCGGCAGGCCCCGCGCCCCATAGGCCACCCTTTACCCGTTCCGCGCCCGTCATGTCGCGCGGAACCGGCAAGGGGCCTGCGGGCGGCCAGACGTGCCGCATCCCTGACCCGCCACCCGGCCCCTTCATGGCGCAAGCCCGCCATGGCCACCCCTGCCGCCGCCACGCGCCGCGCCTGGCGGCTTTCTTGCGTTCTTTCAAAGGAAATGAACTTCATGGCCATTGCCAATTTCCCCGCCGCCCTGCAGCCGGTCATCCAGCAGGGGTTCCTCTCGCGCGCGTTCCAGGATGCGCTGCAGTCGCGGCTGGGCTTCCGCTCCATTGCCGACCAGATGGAATTCCCCGCCCGCATCGGCCAGACCATTACCGATACCCGCGCAGGGCTCCTGCCGCCGGCCACCACCCCGCTCAACCCCACCGCCAATACCAGCTTCGATAACGGCATGACGCCCGCACAGTGGTCGGTGGAACAGTATACGCTTACCATCAACCAGTACGGCAACACCATGGACCTCAACCAGGTGACCGAGGGCGTGGGCATTGCCAACCAGTTCCTGGCCAATGCCTCCCGCCTTGGCATCAATGCCCGGCAGACACTGGACCGGCTGGCGCGCAACGCCCTGTTTGGCGGCGCGCAGAACGGGGTGGGCGGCTATCTGGGGGGCAATACGCGGGTCACGGCCACGCTGGGGGCGGCGGGTACGGTCGTTGCGGTGGATGACATCCGCGGCTTCCAGAACATCCTGTCCAATGAGGGGCAGGTGGTTGCGGTCGGCGCCAGCAATGGCATGACGGTGACCATCGGGGCCGGGTCCTATACGCTGGTCGGTACCACGGCCGATGCGGCCAATACCTCCACCGCGCCCGATGGGGTTTCGGGCACGCTTGTGCTTTCGGGCAATGTTTCGGTCTCCGATGGCACGGCAGGCAACGCGGTCATGGCCGCCACCGCCCCGCTGGTGCTGCGCCCCAGTGGCCGCGCCACCACGGCCGCACTGGTAACGGGGGACCTGCTGACGGTGCAGACCATCCTTGCCGCGCTGGCCACGCTGCGTGACAACAACGTGCCCACGCCCGATGGCGGGGTGTATCACTGCTATCTGGACAATGCGCAGCTGCTGGGCCTGTTCCGCGATGCGGATTTCAAGCTGCTGTATCGGGGCCAGTACGGGTCCGACACCTACCAGACCGGCCAGATCTTCGACCTGCTGGGCGTGCGCTTCATCCCCACTACCGAGGCCCCGCAGCAGGCAAGCCTTGGGGCGGGCGCCATCCACCGCGCGATCATCTGCGGGCAGGGCGCGCTGATCGAGGGCGATTACGCCAATATCGGCACCCATTACGCGCCGCTGCTGGATGGCGGCGAGCTTACGGATGTGGAGGGCGTGTGCATGATCACCCGCCCGGCCCTGGACCGGCTGGCGCAGATCATCGCGCAGTCGTGGTCATGGATTGGCGGCTTTGCGCTGCCCACCGACCTTACGGCCAACACGACGGTCATTCCCACCGCCACCAACAGTTACCTCAAGCGTGGCGTGGTGATCGAAAGCCTGGGCGCGGGTGCCTGACCTCCCGGCGTAATGCCGTGGCGGGGGCGCGACCTGCCGCCCCCCGCCACGGCCCGGCAACCCATATGCAACGGGGGCAGACATGACCGATACCACCACCACGGATGCCACCACGACCGCTGCGGCAGGCACCGTCGGCACACCGGCGGCGGATGCAACGGACGGCAGCACGACGGGAACGGACGTTACCGGCACGGCAACAACTGGCACGGAACCGGCGCCCATGCTGCCCCCCACCGCCGCCACCATGGCCGATACCGCCCTGGTCGAGACCGAACTAGCGCAGGCGCGGCGCTACATGGGCTATCCCGCACTGGGCGGGCAGGACAGTGGCATGCAGTCGTGGCGGTTCTTCCGCGTCTATGGCTTCAATGAATGGCGGCTGCGCAACCTGGCCCCCGCCGAGTGCGCGCAGGCCCGCGCCTTTATTGCCCAGTGCCAGATGCTGGAGGGCGCGATCATGGCGGCAACCGCCAATCTGGATACCGACCGCGCCGCCGTGTGGACCCGCAACCGCAGCGAAGTAACCGACCGGTTCACCCTCTATACCCGCTGGCGGGTGCAGCTCTGCAACTTTCTGGGCGTGCCGCCGGGGCCGGGGCTGCGCGGAATGGGGGAGATCATCATCTGATGGACCACAAAGCCCTGTGCCATCTGGCGGCAAGGGGGTTTGCCGTTGCGGCCACCCGCCTTGGGGCACCCGCCACCCAGTACCGCCCCACCACGCCCGCCAGCCCGTGCGCGACACCCCATGCACGGGTCATGGCGGCGTTCAACAACGACCGTGCCTTCGGCTTTGCCGGTCCCGCGCTGTGGGATGTGCCCTTTGTCTTTGCCCTGCTGGACACGGCGGACGTGCAGGCAGGCGATATTGTGACGTGCGGGGCGGAGACATATTTCATCGCGCGTGCCGAGCCGTTCCGCCCGCCCTTGTGCGTGCTGTGCAATGCGGTGGTAACACTCAGCACCACCATGGCCGTGGCGGCGGATGTGGCCGCTCCGGGTGGGTATGCCACATCGGGCGACGTATCGGCCCAGACTGCCGTTGCCACCTTCTGGCCCGCCCTGATCCGCCCCGGCAGCGGGGCCGGGGTGCCGGGGCCGGTGCAGCCGGGCGGCATCCATACGGGCGGGTATGAAATGTTCCTGCCCGCCATTCCCACGCTGAGCGTGCAGCCCGCCATGTGGGTCGATGACGGGGCGGGCAGCCGCTACACCATTGGCGGCGCACGGGCCAGCCCGTGGGGTGTGCGCTGCCAGCTGGGGCGCCAGCAGGTATAGTTGAAAAGCTTTGAAGGACGCCGCCTTTTTGAAAAAAGGCGGCACCCAAAAACTTCTGTTCTTTCTGAATACTTTCCTGCCGGGAAATGACACAGGAACCTGACCAGCATGGCTGATATCGCCACAATTTCCACCGCCATTGCCACGGCGCTGGCCGCCGCCCTGTGCCCCGATGGCACCGCCAGCGGGGCTGTGACCGGCAGGCCACTCATCATCCGCCGGGGAGAACTGACACAGGCCGACCAGGGCAATGCCGCCCACACACTGCAACAGGGCTGCGACTTCATTGGCATAACCGACCTGCCCGAAAGCTGGACGCGGCTGGATGAACCACTCGGCCGCCCGTGGCGGCTGGACAGCCAGACCCCCGCCACCACCAGCATAAGCGTAAGCGGCACCACGGCCACCGTATCGGTTGCCGGCGGTGCCGTGCCTTCGGGCACGGTGGGGCTGCGGGTGGGGGGCCTGCCCGGTGTGACCGGCACCGCATGCGGCCTGCATGTGGCGGTGGCAGGCGATACGGCCGCCAGCATCGCGGCCACGCTGGCGGCCAGCCTGCCGGGGGCCACGGCCGTGGGCGCCAGCCTGACAGTACCCGCAGGCTGCATCGTGCAGGCCATCAACGCGGGCACGCAGACGGCGCGCTGCGTGGCGCGCAGGCAGAGCCAGATGTTTGTCATTACCGCATGGTCGGCCCTGCCCGAAGCACGCGATGTGCTGGGGCAGGCCATAAGTGACGCGCTGGCCCTGGCCGACTGGCTGACCGATGCACGGGGTTCCACCTTCCGTATCGAGGCCCGTGCCACCACCAACGACGACACCGCCATGAACCGGGGCCTGTTTTCCCGCCCCGCCCGCTACCTTGTCACGTTTGATACCGACCTGACCCGCGCCACGCCCGCCATGCTGGCGGGTGGCATTGGCATGGGTGCGGGCATGGTGGCGGGTGACGTGCTGCTCAGCCCGCCTTCTGGATAAAAACGCCTGGAAACAACACTTTAACGAATAAAAGTTTTTGGGTGCCACCTTTTTTCAAAAAGGCGGCGTTCGTCGGGGCTTTTTGAAAAACGCCTCATCCGGAACGTCCTGGCGCCCGCTTTCCCGGCAGTCCGTGAACACCAGCCCGACCCGTTCCGCTCAACACGCGCCAACGCGCCTTAAGGGGAAAAGACCCGCATGACCATCTACCAGTCCGGCCAGCTGAACACCAACAGCCTGAACGTGCCCGACCTGTATGTGCAGATCCTCAAACCGCAAAGCCTTGCGCTCAATGGCGTCTCCACCGGGCGGATCGGCCTGGTGGGCACCGCCACATGGGGGCCGGTGGGCACGCCGGTCATCGTGGGCGCGATGGGGGACTGCCTGTCCGCCTTCGGCCCCAAGCAGGCGCTGGCCAGCGATATCGGCACCACCGTCAACATCGCCATCATGCAGGGGGCATCCGACTTCCGCTGCGTGCGCGTGACCGACGGCACGGACGCAGCCGCCACCGGCACGCTGGATGGGGTAACGCTTACGGCCATCCACACCGGCAGCGCGGGCAATGCCATCAGTGCCACACTGGCGCAGGACGCCATCATCACCACGAATTATACCCTGGCCGTAAGCCACGCCACGCTGGGCAGCCGCAGCTATCGCGGCGCCACATGGGCCGTGCTGGCGGCGGCTGTGGCAGCGGACAGCACGGCGCTGGTGCGCGTGGGCCTGCCCACCACCGTGCCCGCGCTGGCGGCGGGCGCGGTTACGCTGGCGGGCGGGGCCGATGGCGCGGCCCCCGCAACCGCCGCCTTTGTCGGTACCGATGGCGTGACCCGCACCGGCCTGTATGCCCTGCGCGGGCAGGGCTGCGCGCTGGGCCTGCTGGCGGGCGTGAGCGACAGCACATGCTGGACCGCGCAGGCCGCCTTTGGCCTGGGGGAGGGCCTGTACATGATTGCCTGCGGCCCTGCGGGCGACGGCATTGCCAGCGCCGTTGCGGCCAAGGCCGCGGCCGGGCTGGACAGCTACGCCGTCAAGCTGATGTTCGGGGACTGGCTGTGGTGGGATGATGATACCAACGGGCTGATGCTGGTGCCGCCACAGGCGTTTGTCGCGGGGCTGCTGGGCGGGCTTTCGCCCGAACAGTCCAGCCTGAACAAGGAACTGTATGGCGTGGTGGGCAGCCAGAAGGCGGGGCTGGTCTCAGGCGGGACAAGCCAGACCTATTCCACCGCCGAGCTTTCGGCCCTGTTCGCGGCCGGGATCGACGTGATCTGCAACCCGGCACCCGGTGGCAGCTACTGGGCGGTGCGCGGCGGCATCAATACCTCCAGCGATGATGTGACCGATGATGACAGCTACACCCGCCTGACCAACTACATTGCCGAAACGCTGAACGCGGGCATGGGCGCGTTTGTGGGTGAGGTGATCGGTACCGCGCTGTTTGGTGATATCCGCGCCGTCCTGCTGGGCACGCTGTCCAACATGGCGGGCAGCGGCATCCTGGCCAGCGCATCCTGGGCGGTGGTGTGTGACACCACCAACAACCCGCAATCCGAAACCGCGCTGGGCTACGTGCGTGCCGATGTGCAGGTGCGCTACCAGGGTATCAACCGCTTCTTCGTGGTCAACCTGCAGGGCGGGGCAAGCGTGACGGTCAGCACCGCCACTACCGCCAGCTAGGCCCCGCCTTACGGGCCGCCCTGCCTGTGGCGGCCCTTTTTTCCTTCCGCGCATGGAGTGATGAATGTCCACCAAACCCTTCAATATCGGCCGTGACTGCCGCGTGGTGCTGGTCTATGACGGTAGCCGCGTCGACCTGCCCACGGTAACCGGCTTCAACGCGCAGCAGCGCACGCACCAGCTTGCCTCCAACCCGCTGAACGACATGCCGCTGTTCTATGACGTGCCGGGCGGCTGGGGCGGGCAGTTTACCTTCCAGCGCGACAGCGCGGGGGCGGATGACCTGTTTGCCGCGATTGAAAGCGGCTTCTGGTCGGCGGGCACGGTGGTGCTGGGCAGCATCTACCAGTACGTGACCGAATGCGATGGCACGCTGAGCACGTACGAGTTCATCGGCGCTTCCCTGCAACTATCGGATGCCGGGCGCTACCAGTCCGAAACGCTGGTAACCCAGACCATCACGTTTACCGCGCGTGCGCGCAGCCGCGTATCGTAAGGGGGCGCGCATGACGGAACAGACGGTAAAAACCGGCGATGGCCGCACGCTGACGTGGCGTGAGCGGGGACCGGGCGATGTGCTGGCACTGCTGGAATTCGGCCCGGCCAGTCCCACCACGGCGTGGATGGAATACGCGCTGATGGTCAGTTCGGTAGAGGCGATAGACGGCGTGCCCGTGATTCGCCCGGCCTCGCGCCTCCAGCTTGAGCAGCTTGCCAACCAGATCGGCAATGCCGGGATTACGGCGCTGTCGGACGCCATGTTTGGCGCGGGGGCTGCGGACGGGGCACAGGCGGAGGAACTTGCCGCAAAAAACTGAGCCGGCACCCCGTCGTGATCGAGGTCGCGGCCCTGGTTGCGAACGGGGTGCCGTGGAGTGTGGCCATGGACATGCCGCGCGTGCGGCGCATGGCCTTTCTGGTAGCGTTTGGGGAGCTTGCGGGCGGGCGATATGACTGGAATGCGCGACAATGGGAAGACCCCGATGGCTGAATGCCGCCAGGCCACGAAACGCCTTGTGGCGCGCCTGCGCGCGGGTGGGCGCGTGGTGATCCCGCGCCCGCGGGGGGACGTGGCACCGGGCGTTGCCGCGCTGGCGCGCCTGCTGCGCGCGCGTGGCCGTATGGGGGCCATCCCGCCCCATGCCGCCCGCCCGCCCGCCATGGTGGCCGGCATGGACGTGCCAGCGCCTGTGCCCCCCTCCGCGCCACCACCCGCAGCGGATAGCGGGGTCAGGCCCCCGCCCGTGCGGAGCGGGCAGGGGGGCGGCACGCCCGGCCGGCCTGTTGCCCCGGCGGCCCGGATGCCCGCCATGCGGCCCGGAAGCGGGATCATGGGCGGGAAGGGCCCGCGCGGGCCTGCAGCCAATGGCCCGGGCGGCATGCCACGGCCCACGGGGCGGCTGGCCAATGTGCCCGCCAGCCCTGCTGCCGCCATATCCCGGCTGGCCCCTGCCATCAGGGGGCCTGTCCGCATGGCGGCGTATCCATCACCGCCCGCATGGCCCGCACTGCGCCGGGACGGGGCAGGCAGCCCCGGCCGGGCGCGCAACGATGCAATGCCACCGCTCCCGCCAGTGCCTGCTGCCGCTGCCCCGCCGGTTGGCCTGCCGGCAGGGGGGCGGATGCCGCGCCGCGTCGCCTTTCCCGTACCCGGCGCGCAGGGGGCGGGCGGGCGCATGGCCCTGCCGCCCCGTCATGTAACGGGTACGGACATGGGCAGGCAGGGGAAAGACGATGGTGCGGCGCGCATCCCGCCATTACCCGCCATGACAGGCCGGTTGGCCATGCCACGGCGCAGCGCGGCCAGCCTGCCCGGCATGGCGCTGTCTGACAGGGCGTCACCTGGCATGGCGCCACCTGACATGGCGTCGGGGTCTGTACAGGTGCGGCACCTGCCGCCGTACCGGGCGGTCCCTGCCGCTACCCGGCCGCCCGCAGCCCTCCCGGCGGCGCATGCCATGCCGCGCGCGCGCGACACGCTCCGGGCGTTCAGGCCGCAGCGCGCGACCGCGCGTGGCATGGCGGGCAGGCCGCCCTTCATCAGCCCGCAGCCACCCGGCGGCGGCCATGCCGCCCCTGCGGCTCCACAGGCAGGCGGGGCAGGCAATGGTCCCGTCGTGCAGGTGACGATCCCGCTTACGCTGGACCGGCATGTGCTGGGTCAGGCCATGGCCCGGATCGACACCAGCCGCGCGCTGCATGAACACCGCGCCACCGGCACGGCGCCCGACACCCTGCGCCACGCGCAGCTGCCCGGCCGCTCCATCGGGGCATGAACGCGCCGGGTCCCGCCCGCACCGCAGGCAGGTCAGCCTGTAGCCGCCGGGCACATCACCTGCCAGGGGGCGCGCCAGACCGTGCATGGGCGCGTGGAGCATGTGCCGCGCGCACGGGTGTCATCACGCCAGTCCCATCGCCTGTGTCGGCCGGAACGCCAGATGGCGCATCGGGCACGGACCGGCCGCAGGGGGCGGCTTTTCTCAACCATGGCGGAAACAACACATGTCCCTTGCACTCATGAATGCCCAGACCGCCATCGGGTCGGTCGGGCGGCTGTGGGCGTCCGCCCCCGTGATCATTGGCGGGCTGACCCTGACCGGCATGGAAGTGCCCCGGCTCATCCGCGATGGGGGCGGCCAGCAGGTGGCGGTTCATCGCCTGCCCGGTGGCAACCGCATTCTCGACGCGGTGGGCAACGACCCCGACCGGCTGGAGCTGGAGGGCACCTTTGTCGGCCCCACGGCCCTTGCGCGCGCGCAGGCGCTCAAGCAGATGCGGGTGGCGGGCACGCCCGTGGCCTTCAGCGGGGCCGGGCTGTCGCTGGTGGTGCGGATTGTCCAGTATTCCTATGATTACCAGCACAAGGGCGTGGTCATTCCCTACCGGCTGGTTCTGGAACAGCCCGCGCAGGTGGCGGCCAGCCAGTCGGGCACCACATCCGCCCTGTCCGCGCTGATCGGGGCGGACGGGGCTTCCGCCCTGTCGGGCATCACGGACGCGCTTGGCGATGTTTCCACCATCGCGGGCAATGTCGCGGGCCAGCTTTCCACCGTGGTGGGACAGGTCACGCCCGTTGCCGACATGGTGGGGGCGGGCGGGGTATTCGCCACCGTGCAGGACAGTCTGGGCACCGTTGGCGGCCTGTCCGGCGCCGGGGTCAACCTGGCGTCCACGCCGCAGGGGGCGACCAGCCTGCTTTCGGGGCTGGAGGCATCGGGGGCGGGGCTGACATCGGCCATCAGTGCGACCGGGGCCAATCTGGAGGGCACGGGCCTGACCGGTGCGGCGGGACTGTCCACCCTGACGCAGAATGCGGAACTGCACGGCGCATCGGTCATGTCCGGCGCACTGGTCAACCGGGCCTATGCCAACACGCTTACGGCCACCGGGGCGACCCAGGACGGCCCGCTGGTCACGGCCTGACAGGAAGGGAGGAAACATGGCAACCACAATCAGGGTCACGGCGGCGGACGGGTCGCTCTATCATGTCGCGGCGCGCTGGCTGGGCGATGCCACCCAGTGGTGGCGCATTGCCCGGCTTAACGGTCTGGACGATCCCGACCTGTCGGGTCTTGCGGCACCCGTGCCGCTGGTGCTGCCGCCAGCCGATGCGACACTGGGCAGCGGCGTGCCGGGGGTGGCGGCATGAGCACGGACATGACCCGCGCCGCCACGCAGGCCGCCACATGGCGCGCGCCGCGTGCGCGGCTGCTGGTGAATGGCACGGAGCGGACGGAAACGGGGCTGGAAGCCTTCACGCTGACCCGCACCCGCTACAGCCGCGCCGACACGCTGGAAATGACGCTGGCGGTGGATCGCGCGCAGGCGGCGTCCGGCCTGTGGTTTGACGTGCCCGCACCGGCGGCCGGCTCCGTGCTGCCCGATACCGACATCCAGCTCCAGATGCGGGATGCGGCACGGGATGGCAGCCAGTGGACCACGCTGTTCCAGGGCATTGTGGACCATGTGGAATGGAGCCCGGCGGAAACATCCGTCCACATCCAGTGCCGCGACTATCTGGCACGGCTGCTGGACATGCGCGTGCTGGACGGATGGATGAACATGACCGGCGCGGACCTGGCGCGCGCCGTGATCACGGCGGCGGGGCTGACCCCCGATGTCACGATGGACACCGCCATGGTGGGCCAGTTCTGGCAGGTGGAGCACAAGCGCACGGCGGCTACCAGCCACGGGCGGTTCCAGACGGCGTTCGACCTGGTCAGCGCCCTTGCCATCCAGGCGGGATGCGACCTGTATGCCAGTGGCACCACCATCATCTGCGCGCCACCCCCCACCGCCAGTGCCGCCAACACGCATGTGCTGGACTATGCCGATACCGGGCCGCTTTCCCCCATCAGCATGGGGGCCAGCGGCCTGCGCCTGACCCGCGATTACCAGATTGACCGGGGCGTGGTGGTGCATGTGATGAGCTGGGACAGCCGCCAGCGCACGAAGGTGGCGTATTACTGGTCCGCTGCGGGCGGGTCGGCCACGGCCCCCGCCACATCCGGGGGCAGCGTGCACAGCTTCAGCCTGCCCGGCGCGCGGCTTGACGGGCTTGAGCAGTATGCAAGGCAGAAATACAGCCAGATCGTGGCGCATGCCCGCACCATAACCGGCACCATGCCCGGTTGCGCGACATTGGCCCCGCGCCAGTTCATGCAGGTCAGCGGCACCGGCACGACATGGGACGGCACGCTGGATGTGGACAGCGTGACCAGCAGTTTTTCATGGCAGGGCGGCTTTTCCCAGCAGGTCACGCTGCGCCGCCGCGACACCAGCACACAGGAGGACAGCAATGGCTGACACCCGCATGCTTGCCGCCAACATGGCCAACGCGCAGGCCCAGCCCGGCTTCGGGCTGGTCAGCGCGGTGGACCCGGTCAACCATGCCGTAAAGGTCACGGCCCAGCCCGCCGGGGTGGAAAGCGGCTGGCTGCCCCATGCCGCCATGCAGGTTGGCAGCCTGCGCATTGCCTGCCCGCCCGATATTGGCGCGCATGTGCTGCTGGTGCGGCTGGAAGGCGATGGGGAACACGCGGTGTGCGCCTGCCCGGTATATGACACCGTGGTCATGCCGCCCCTCTCTCCCGCTACCGGCAGGCCGGCCCAGCCGGGGGAGATGCTGGTCATGGCCGGCTGCGGCGCGCCCCCCGCGAATGCTGGCGCGGCGGCGGGCCAGCCGGCCGGAAGCGCGCCGTGGTGGCACATCACCAGGGACACGATCTACAGCGGGGCCGGAAACACCACCGAGACCCTGACCAGTGGTTCCCGCGCGTGGAAGGTCGGCGGTGTATCCATGACGCTGGACGCGAACGGACTGGCCGTGACTGGCGGCGCGATCACGACTGACAGGGACATGACGGCACAGGGCAGCGTAACCGGCGGGACGGACGTTCTGGCCGCCGGCATTTCCGGCAGGGGCCACACCCATGGCGGCGTGCAGCCCGGCGGCGGCACGACGGGAGAACCACAATGAACCGCCCGATGCCAACCCCGCCGCGCCAGCCACGGCCCGCGCCCCGTCAGGCCATGCGCGCCCGGCCCGACAGCACGCGGCATGAGGTGAAAAGTGGCGCGGCCATCGGCCTGATGGTCCTGGCGGTCCGTCCGGGCGGGCAGTATCGCGGCACCAGCGCGGGCGCCGTGGGCGCGCTGGAAATGCCGGGCCTGCTGGCGCGCCACGAACGCGCGGGGGTACGGCCATGAGCGCGCTGTCCCACACCATGGGCGGTGACCTTGACCTATCGGCCACCGGCGGCGTGGCGGTGGTCACGGGGGCGGACCAGACGCGGCAGGCACTGCTGCGCCGGCTGTGCACCGGCACGGGGGCCTATATATGGCAGCCCGGTTATGGCGCCGGGCTGCCCGCGCGCGTGGGCGGCGTGATGGATGAGGGCGCCATCCGCGCCCTTGTGCTGGAACAGATGCAGGCCGATGCCGGGGTGGACCAGACCCGGGCCATAACGGTCAGCGTGACCAGCCCGAAAACCGGCGCCTGCCTGCTGGCCATATCCTATACCGATGCCCGGAGTGGCGCGGTACAGGAACTGGCGCTGACAGCCTGAACCACCCTATGCGGGGCGGTTGCGGGCCTTCCATGCTAGCCATTCCGCCCGCGTCATTTCCCATTTCTGCGCCGGTATGTCCCGCCCGCACAGGAAATCCCGCCGGTGCGTGCCGGTCAGGCGCATGCCCATCCTGCGGGAAATGGCGACGGAGCCCGCGTTGTCCACCGCCTTTTCCGTGCGGATGACCGGGCGGCCCAGTGTCAGGAACCAGTAATCGTTCACCGCTTCCACCGCCTCGGTCATCAGTCCCTGGCGCTGCCATTGCGGGGCCAGCCAGAAGCCACGGTTTTCACGCGGGGCGGCAGCCGATGGATCATCCATCAGTGAAATCACGCCCATCAGCGCGTCCGGCCCGCTGCGGGGGCGGATGGACCAGTGCCACGCCACCCCCCGCGCCATGGCGGGCAGGGCCACGTCGCGTATGAATTTTTCGGCGTCATCCGGGCCATAGGGCCACGGGACGCGCGGGGCCAGGAAGCGCACGATCTCCCATTGCGGAAACAGTACCTGAATGGCCGGGGCATCGGCCAGCGTCAGCGGTTCCAGCCGCAGGCGGGGCGTGAACAGGGCGGGAAAGGGCGTGGCAGGCATAAGGCGGGGTCCGGTCGGGCGTGGCGACAATTGGCCCGATCCTCGGGCGCATTGGCGCAAAATACAAGAGATGTTCCACAAACATGATGGAGAGTCCGGGTGGCCATCACCTTCCAATCCTTCAAGACCACGCTGGGCAACATGGTCGCGAGCGCACAGGGCGCGTGCCCGTCGCTGCTTGACCTCAATGTCGGCTCCCCCGGCCGCGCCATGCTCGAAGCGGTGGCGGGGCTGGGGCTGTGGTTCCAGTTCATCGCGCTCCAGATCCTCTCGCGCACGCGGCTTGCCACCTCCATCGGTTCGGATGTGGACAGTTTCGTGCAGGATTTCGGCCTGACGCGGGAGGCGGGGACGGCGGCCACCGGCACCGTTGCCTTTACATCCTTCACCCCCGCCAGCCAGTCGGCCACCATTGCCGTGGGCACCACGGTCAAGACCGCATCGAACCTGGTCTATGACGTGGTGGAGGACAGCACGAACGCGGTGTGGTCGGCGGCCGATGGCGCGTATGTGCGCCCGGCGGGCACGGCATCCATCACGCTTCCTGTCCAGTGCGGGACCACGGGCAGCACGGGCAACGTGGCGGCGGGCGCCATCTGCCTGCTGGGCACGGCGGTTGCGGGCATCGATACGGTCACCAACACCGCAGCCCTGACCAATGGCAGCGATGGCGAGACGGATGCCGCCCTGCGCACGCGGTTCGTGGCCTATATCAACAGCCGGTCAAAGGCCACGATTGCCGCCATTGAAAACGCGGTGACCGATGTTTCCGCCGACCTGGTCTATCAGGTGGTGGAGAACGTGGACACGTCCGGCGCAACGCTTCCCGGCAATGTGGTGGTGTTTGTCGATGACGGGTCGGGCGATGTGTCCGACAGTGTGATTGATGAAGTCTATACAGCGGTGGACGCCGTGCGCCCGGCGGCCGTGTCCATTCAGGTCGTGCGGCCCACGGTGGTGCGCCCAGCCGTTACCATGACGGTCACGGTGGGGAGCACCGGCACACTCGCCACTGTGGAAACCACGATCAGTACCAATATAGCGACCTACCTTAATGGCCTCGCCATCGGGGATGCGGCCAGCTATTCGCGTCTGATCCAGATCGCCTACGCAGCCGATGCATCCGTCACCAACGTGACCGGCGTGACACTGGCCGGTGGAACGGTTGACCTGCCCGCAATCACCGGCACGGCCTACCGTGCGGGGACGGTGAGCTTTGGCTGACGTCACACAGAACGGCTTTGCCCTGCGCATCCGCAGGCTGCTGCCGACCGGGTGGTTTCCATCTCCACCAGCGACAGGAGAAGCGGAACAGGCCCCGGTGCTGAATGCCCTGTTGCAGGGTTATGGCCGCGTGTTCGCATGGATATGGGCCATGCTGGCGGGAACGGCGGACCAGACCCGGCTGGCCAGCATGGGTGGCGCGTTCCTGGACATGTTCGCCGCCGATTTCTTCGGAACCCTGCTGACGCGCAACACCGGCGAAAGCGATGACGCCTTCCGCACCCGCATTGAGGAAGCCCTGTTTCCCTCGCTCGGCACCCGGCCCGACGTGGTCAACACCATTGCCGATGAAGTGGGCAGTGCAGGGCGCGTGATCGAACCGCGCAATGCCACCGACTGCAAGGGACTGGGCAGCCTTGCGGCACCGGCCATTGGCGGTGGCTACGGCTATGGCGTGGCCGCCCTGCGCTACGGCTCACGCGCGGCACCCTTCCAGCTTTTTGCACAGTTGCCCACTGGCGACACCAGCCCGCCCGCAACACAGACACTGGACCGCATCGCCAATGTGCTGCCCGCAGGCACCATTGCGTGGGTGCAGGACGTGGAGAACCTCGACTGATGGACAGACAGATCGTCTACCCGGCACAGATCCCGCTGGATAGTGACCAGCTCAATGCCCAGCGCAATGCCTATGTGGGGCTGGGCCAGCTTGCGGCCATGGCCTATGGCTGGACCACGGTTTCCGCCAGCGGCTTCGCCTGCGCGCCGGGTGCGGGGCTTGCCGTGGTCCTTGCCCCCGGTTCGCTGCTGGCCCCCGGCGTGGTGGATGGCACCGCCTATGGCACGCTGGCCGCCGTAGCCAGTGCGCTTGTGCGCCAGTATGGCAGCCGCGACCCCGTAACCCTTGCGGTGCCGGGGGCGGGGGCCACCTATACGGTTTATGTCACGCCCGCCACGGTGGACGGGGCGGACACCGTGCTGCCGTTCTACAACGCCGCCGACCCGTCCGTGACCTATGCAGGTGCCGATAACAGCGGCAACACCGCGCCCACGGTGCGGCAGGATGTGGCGCAACCTGGCATTGGCACATCGGTGCCCACGGGTGCGTATGCGCTATGGACCATAACCGTGCCCGCCGGGGCCGCCGTCATCATGGCGGACATGATCACGCAGGCCGAGGGCGCCCCGTTTTATGACACCATCCCGCAATTGCAGGCGGGCAAGCAGGACAGCCTTGGCTTCACGCCGGTCCAGCAGGGCGGCGGTGCGGATCAGGGAAGCAACAGGGTCTGTCTTGGGTGGGAGATTATAAACGACGCATCCACAGGCCGCCTGCGCTACCAGATTGACGCGACCGATATCGGGGCGCTTGCCAACCATGCGGATGTCACGGCCGAACAGACCGCACGCGCCAGCGCGGACGCGGCCCTTTCCACCCGGATCAACGGCTGCGTCCTCCAGCAGTCCGACAGTGCGACAAACCCGGTCACGCTACTGGGGGTGAATACATCGGACTATCGGGTCCGCGCCTATGACCCGGTGGAGGCGGTGTGGAAGGTACTGGCCAACTATTCCGATGTTGAGGCCGTGCAGGCCACGATCGGCGAGCTGACCACCGCATGGGGTTATGTCCTTGCCTCCGACAATATTGCCGTTCCCGCATGGGCAACCAGCGTGGAAATCGAAGCCGTGGGGGCCGGAGGGGGTGGTGGTGGCTGCCAGGGTTCCAGCACGGCGGAAACCGTATCCGGCGGAGGCGGGGCATCTGGCGGCTACATGAAGGCGATCTATCCGGTGGCGGGTGGCGACACGCTGGGCATCACCATCGGTGCCGGAGGCGGCGGGGGAGAAGGGGCGTTACCAGGCAATGAAGGCGGCACGACTGTTGTCTCATTAAACGGAGCCGAGCTTTTCTACATTCCGGGTGGGGGCGGTAGCGGCAAGCCGACGACCGCGAATACCGCCGGTGGCGGCGGCAGCATGCCTGTTGTCGTAACCCCCGCCACAGCCGCCTATTATACCTGCGGGAACAGCGGGTCTGACGGGCAGGCCGGGAATTGGGTATTTGCCGGTAACGGTGCGCCTTCCGTTTACGGCGGGGCGGGGCGTGCCGGCAACAATGGCGGCCAGCCTGCGACCTCCCCCGGTGCCGGAGGGGGTGGGGCTTATGACAGCGGCATGACCGGCAGCGCCCATGATGGCGGCGCGGGCGGCGTTGCCTGCGTGACTTTCCGTTTCATTCCATAGGATCAACCCGATGACCGATACGAATGCACAGGTCTATGCCGTCTACCTGACGGCGGCCGCAACGGAAGCGGGTGTGGCGCGCCCGGCCGGGTATGTCACGAACCGGGTTGTCTGGGACGGCACGTCCGCATGGACACCGGGCAGCGGCAGCGCCATCGTGGCGGACCCGGACGGGCAGTTCCCGATTGGGGGCACCTACACTCCCTCCACGGGCTATGCGCTGGCGGGAGCGTCCTCGGCCACGGCCGGCACGGCCCTGCCGCTTACCCTGACGCCGGACCATGACGGTCCCGCCACCAAAACCACCGTAACCCTGTCCGATGGCGGCGCGGGCGGTACGTTCTCGGCCAGCACGGTCACGTTTGGCGCGGGCGTGAACACGGCACAGGGTGTGACCTATACCCCAAAGGCGGCAGGGACCGTGACCATCAGCGCCACGAACACCGGCGGCCTGACCAATCCCGCCAGCCTGAGTGTTACGGTAGGGGCGGCGGCCACGTAAATCGCCGCTGCCTGCCACCCGTGCCTGCCCGTCCGGGAGGCGGTTTTTTTACGAGAAAATGAATGAGCGAAACACAGTGCGCCGCAGACTGCGCGGCTGATGATGACCTGCGCGCGATTGTGGACAGCCACGGGCGCCGCATTGACAACCTGGAAGATGATGTCGGGACCCTCAGGTCCGGGCAGGATGCCGCAATGGAGCGCCTGATCTCGATCGAGGCGCAGGGACAGGAGCGCGAGCGCAACCGCGCGGCCGAGGCGCGGGATACCCGCAATGCCATCAACGGCCTGACCCAGCAGATTGCGGAACAGACCGGGGCACAGAAACGGCAGAACGAACTGAAGGAGGCCGAACTTCTGAAGGCGCAGCTGCGTGGCGAGCGCATCAAATACTGGGCGGCCGTGACCGGCATCGTGGCGGCGGTGGGGGGCATGATCGGCGGCACGCTGCTGTCCAGCCAGACATGGGATGACTTCTTCTTTGCCAGTGTCCCGTTCCTTCACCACCATCACGCAGGGATGCTGCCATGACCGGCCTGTGCATTACCCAGTTCCGGGCCGGGATCGTGGCCCCCGCGCTGGACATGATCGGGCTGGGGGGTGATGCGGCGGTCAGCCTGATGGTCGGCACCGCGCTGGCCGAAAGCGGCCTGACCTACATCCGGCAGGTCACGGGCGGCGGCATGGGCCCGGCACTGGGCCTGTGGCAGATGGAGCCGTTCACCCATGACGATATCTGGGCCACCTTCCTGTCCGACAGCAGGCTGAACAGCCTGGCCCGTGCCGTGCTGTCCAGCCGGAGCAACTGGCCGCCGGGTGCGCGGCAGGTCGTGGGCAATGCCTTCTATGCCTGCATCATGGCGCGGCTGAAATACTACCGCGCGCCCGACGCGCTGCCAGCGGCCCGTGACGCGGCGGCGATGTGCCGGATGTGGAAGCGCGTCTACAATTCCAACCTTGGGGCAGGGGTGGCGGATGACACGCATATCGCCCTGTTCCAGCAGGCCATCGGGGCATGACATGAATACAACCGCAAAGCTTGGCGGCCTGGGGGCCGCAATCGCGCTGCTGCTGACGGAAGTGCCGGCGCAGTACACGCTCTATGTCGCCCTGTTCATCATTGCCTGCGGGGCGGTGACGGCCGTTGTGCCGCCGCCGCATGCGGGCGGCGGATGGGCGGTGGCCTGGCAGGTCATCACCACCATCGGCCTGAATATCGGCTGGGCGGAAAACCACTTCAAGCCCGGGCAGTCCGGCGTGCGCGTGCCGCTGGCGGACAAGCCGGCGGCCAGGCAGGCTCTGGGGGCGGCGGGCATTCCGGTGCTTGACCGCAGGGGGCGGCCCGAACCCCCGGCATGACGCGGTGACAGCCCCGGCGCGTAGGTGGATGGCCGATGCACTCCGGGGCTGCCACAACAAGATTATACAACTTTAGGGCGAAAATAAGTCTCGAACTGCAACCGAATGCAACCGCCCCCGGGGCGGTTTTTTTATGGGAGCCTTCCATGCACATCCCCACGCGCCGCGCCTTCCTGCGCGGATCATCCGCCCTTGTCGCCGCCGCCGCGCTGGCGGCCTGCACCGCCAGTAGATCCGGCACCACAACCACCATCACCCTGAACGTGGCCGAGGTCGCGGATTATGTCGATGCGCTGCTGAATTTCTCCAGCACCGCCATCAATATGCCGCTCGTGGCGGCTGCGATGGGAGCACCGAACGTCGCCCTGGCCAATACCGTCATTGCCGCGCTGACCACGGCGGGGAAGGCATTCGTGGCCGCCGCCGGGTCCAGCACGTCCGTCAGCTATGACAGCGCCAGCGTGAAGGCGGCCTTTGACAGCATCCTGACGGATACCGGGCAGGTCAACACCCTCATCATCGCCACCATCACGGGCATGGCGGCCGACCTGTCCGGCAGCGTGGTCACGCAGGCCAAGACGGCGGCGGGGGCAGCGGCAACGCTGATCGACCTGCTGAAGGCCATGGTTGCCGTGTCCGGCCGTCACGCCGCTGGCGCGCGCCTTGTGGCCGATGGCGGGATCAATATGCAGGGCATGGTGGCCATGAACCAGATCGGCGCCTTTGTTTCCGCGCAGGGGGGCTGA